GAGGGTTGGTGATGAATCCAAAACGCAACCGACTCCTGATTGACTATGCTAATTTCCTTACAGCAGAAAACTGGCTGCTGTCTCGCACCAGTGGTGCTCCATTCATTGGTGAAGGTGAACATTACTTCTCTGTTGTTGATGATACAGAGATTGAAATATTGAAGGCTCTTTGGGAAGGCGAGGACTATCTGCGCATACCTCCTCCGCGCAGGCTTTGGAACTGCGTTTGGTTTGACAGGCAGTCGTTCTACAACTTGGCACAGTTATATGTTGAGCTTTACAATATATTCAAAGACAGCACAAGTAACACTCTGCAGATCAGCATCCTTGGTCGTGGCACATGGTTGCTGATTGCTGCGATGGCAAAACCTTGGAAAAGAATAGAAGTGTTTCAACATTACAGTTTGGCTTTGAAAGCACTTGTCGCATATTGTAGCAAACGGCCAGAGCTGGCCCACATTACAGATCTGCTGGTCATAGATCGAGGAGGCTTGCTTGACTGCAAAGGCTGAACACCCAGGCAGCAGAGAGCTTTATGATGCAGTGGCGGATTGGCACCCAGGACCATTGCCATTCAGCAAGCGATTTGGTTGGGAGCGCTGGGGGCTGCTTGGCGTGCTGGCCGACTATGTGCTTTGCTATACACCAGGCTGTATTGTCGAGATAGGCTGCTGTGAGACGTCGCTGTACCTGACAGCGCTCGCAGAAAAATACAATAGAAAGGCTTTTCATTGCGACATACAAAGAAGCGTGATAGAAAATTGTTTAACAGTCCCAGGTTACTTTCACCCAACATTGTCTAAGACATTTATCATGTCGTCGGACGAATTTTTCAAAACAGCAGAACTTCCAGAACCTGTTGCGCTGGCATTCATAGATGGGGACCATGTTTATGAGCAAGTCAGAAAAGATTTTGTGAATGCTCTTAGTGTTCTTTCTCCAAAAGGTTATATTTTCTTGCACGACACTGCGCCGCCCAACGAAGAATGGGTTGGTGAAACAAGATGCGGAACAGTCTATAAACTTCGAAGAGAGCTGGAAAAGGACAAGGATTTTCAGATATTCACATTTTTGGATTCAGCTTGGTCAGTTGGACTCAGCATGATCCAAAGACACAAGTTTGACAGAATAGGAAAGCTGTGATGCCTTTCAAGAAAGGCAATAAGTTGTCTGAAGAACATAGTGCAAAGCTAAGTGCTTCCAGGCTTGGCAACAAGAATGCGCTTGGTTTTAAGCACTCCGAGGAAACCAAGCGCCTATTCAGTCTTGAAAGAACTGGAAGAAAAAACCCATTTTATGGCAAGCAGCATTCTGATGAAACTAAAAAGAAATTGAGGGAGGCAAATTTAGGCAAAACTGCTTCTTTGGAACTTAGGAGATTAAGAAGCGAGTTCATGAAAGGCAATAAAAATTTGCTTGGCCACAAGCACCTTGAATCTACAAAACATAAAATAGCTGAAACCTGCAGGGCGAATGGTGTTTATGAGAAGTTAAGCTTGCTTTGCGGAGACAGAAGTCCGGCATGGAAAGGAGGAATATCTGTTGAGCCTTACTGTGAAGCATGGTTAGACAGAGAGTACAAAGGATCTATCAAAGCGAGAGATGGCCATAGGTGCTCGAATCCATTTTGTCGAGGAACAAGCAGCAGGCTTTGCTTGCATCACATCGATTATAATAAAAAGAACTGCTCCCCAGAAAATCTGATAACGCTGTGCAACAGTTGTAATATCATAGCCAATCACAATAGAGAGCGACACCAGAAGTTTTATTCAGAAATTATAATGCATAGCAAAAATGGTAAAATTGTTAGAGCAAGATATATCGACAGGTGAGTGATGTCTACTAATTTTCTGCAAAATTGGATATTAAACAACAAGCCTTTCCAGCACAACTGTGCTGTGCTGGCCACGAGTTGGATTGGCCACAGCAAGTGGCTCAAGTATACGCTGCAGAGTTATCTCGGCACAGGAGCATTTGTGTTGCTGTCTTTTGATAGCCACATAAAACCAGATGATCACAAGCACATCAGCCAGCACTTGCCGCCTGCGGATGTGCTTGCTCTGCCGCATGCCGTAGTCATGAAGCACGCCACATGGGATTCTGACAAAAGGAATGGATGGCTTTGGGATTTTCTCTATGCTGCTCCGATACTGCTCAGCTTTGAAAACATTAAGTACATTCTGACCATAAACGCAGACTGTGCTTTTGACAGGCCTGAAGGTCTTGAAGAGCTGATAGAGCTTTTGGGCGACGCTGACTTTGTGTCTCAGTCGATAGAGATGGAATCAGCCGAAAGACCAAAAACAATTCACACCTGCAGCATGCTCTTCAAGCGAGAGGCTTTTGCGAAGGTTGCTGGCTATTTCAGAGCTGCTATGGAGAAGGCTGGGCCAGAGTCTTACAGTCCAGAGCTGCTGCTGCTTGAGGCTTGGGAGAAGCTGGGACTGAAGCTGGCTCTCAACGTACAGTCGCCTATTTTCCCAGAGTGGCACGACTTTGCTGGCTCTGTTGATCATTACCAATCTTACAACGAAGACAGCACATGGAAGAAAATACTGGGCTTCAGGAATCTATGTGCAGAGAATGACACAGCTGGAATCGAAAGGCTTCAGCCTCTGCCTGGCAAGTATTTTGATATGCGCTACGACGGAGAGCTTTTGCCAGGATATGAGAGAGAGTCGCTGCTGCATTATTACAAAACTGGTGACTTGCGCTATCTGTACATGTTCTGGGATAGAGATGAGGACTCCTGGTACGACCGCCGCATCTACCAGGTTGATCACTATGGAGCACAACCAATATACAAGAGCGAGGAGAGAAGGCAAAATGGGCAAAACATTGCAGCAACTTATTGATGATCCAAGCACACCAGAGGATCATCGCAGAGACTACCAAGTGGTGCTTGATAGATACAAGGCTTGCGACAGGTGGTCTGTGAAGATCCTGAACAAGGTGGGCGTTCTGTTGACATCACACCCAAGCAACGTCAAGTTTCTTAAGGCTTCGGTAGAAAGCCATAAGCAACTTGGATTCTGGTTGACGCTGGCATACGACAACTACATGGATCCTACATGGGAGGAAGGCTACCAGACTTGGGACAGTCTGATGCCGAAGAAGGACATCACAGACCAGATCAACACTTTTCTGATTGGGCCGCATCAGACATGGGGTGGGGTGCTCTATCCGTACTTCTGGCTGCTGAGGCTTGGCGTAGAGACCATGCGCTGCTTTGATTACATCTATTGTGCCAATGGTGACTGTGTACTGGAGAAGCCAGAAAACTTTCCGCAGCTGATGGAGCTGATGGGTGATGCGGATGTGTTTCCTTGTGGGTGGGAGGATAATGGAGGGAGGTCGGTATTTAACACCACTGGATTCATCGCAAAGACTTCTGCTGCTTCAGCTATCATGAGGCATTTTCAAGACCACCTCATTCCGCTCGAAAACTACGAGAAGTATTCAGAGCGAGTTGGCAACACAGAGGGTCGTTTTGCTGTGGCGTGTCAGGATCTTGGATTGAAAGTGGCCAAGCCAGAAAAGAATCCAATCGACACCCAGATCTCCCGTTCAAGCGGAACATGGTATGATGTGGTAGGCTTTCGCCATATTCACGGCGAGTATAACAAAGCCTATCGGTACAAGCTCATTCCGCCAGAGACAAAATATCTGGATGTTCGCTATGTCTCCCCTTCTGAACTGGAGATTTTGGAGGAGTTCCACAAAACCAAAGACACCAGGGTGCTTGAAGAGAAATGGTGGGCTAAGCAATAAGCAGCAAGCGATGCTGAAAGCATGGAAGCAAACGTGACATAATTATATTTATTAGCCAAACGGAGGTGAGAGCATGAAGAAATTATTATTGATCGTATCTGTCTTGCTGTTTTCTGTCCCATCCTTTGCCCAGACTTGGTACACTGCTAACCAAGTCACGATCGGTTGGGATGCTGTCGCAAAGGTAGAAACGACTGACACCATCAAGTATCAGGTCTATCTACGCAACGACCTTGTTTCCACTGGAACGAAATATGGAGCAGAGATAACAGCCACCCAGCTTCTTGTCTCGCTGACAACAGAAGGCGAGTGGCTGTTTGGCGTAGAGACTGTACGCTACAAGTCTGGTGTCACAGAACCTGTCCGCTCTTCCAAAAAGGCTTGGAGCAATGTTGCCGAAGACTGCGCGGCTGCTGGCCCTTTCGGTGTGCGGTTTTTTATCGTTCCTGGATCGCCAGGTGGCTTAAAATTAATCCAACCATAAAATGCAAGTGAAGAGAGGTATGATATGGAATTCCTGATCCGCAATTTCGATGACACAAATCCTGATGCCACGCTTGATCGTGTTGGCTGTCGTAAGCGTGGCATGTGCGATGCTCAGGTCGCAGACGGATGGGAGTGGGGTGGGATGGAAGGACTCCCCCGCTTTGTAGTAATCAAGTGCCCAGAGATTCAAAACCTCTCTGAGTTTGGATTTGAGGAAGGACTACGGAAGGAGTGGAAGGACTTTTTCGACTACGAAATTTTGGACAACCGTCCCGCGCAAGGTGAGTATGATATCCGTGTGTTTGAAACAAACCCAGGAGCCAGCGGTCAGAATATCATCACTGGCGCAAAGGCCCTAAGAATAAGGAACTTCCTCGCATCGTGGGGCTGTTCAGATTTTGTCCAGGGAGTGACCGATGCTTCTTTCACCTTCAGCCTTTGGGATGCGCTGCGCTCCGCGAACTTCTGGCAGGTGCCCGATGCGTTCATGGCCAATCTCTCCTTCAAGCTCAACAGCTACAACAGCAACACCGGAGTAGGCAATGTGACAGTGACGATAGCCAATCAAGCAGTCCCGGTTGCCAGGGCCGCTGAGCTGGTTGTGGAGATGGGTGGAAATGTTATCAACACGACTTCTTCCACTGTTCGGTTTTCCATCTCCCGCGATACGGTGGTTGATCGGGTTAAGCAAGATATCAAGAAGCATATCCAGCAGGTTTATATGTACCAGCGCCATAGGATTTCGACAGCAGTGATGGATGAAGCGGAAGCCAATGGCGGCATTCTGACGTTGACAAAAGCTGAGTTGCTCGCTTCTATTCGG